ATTTTTATTTTTATTTTGTATTTTGACATTCAACATAAATTTTGGCCAACTGTCCTGTGTCTTTACCACCTAAGTAATCTTACAGTCATAAGATTCACACCTCATCCTCCTACTACGAATATTTATAGGAACGCATTAGATGAAGCTTCCACACAGACACAAGTGCTACACTTGTGAGTTAGACAATTCTTTTTTACTACATAAAGAGGACGTTACTTTATATATTTATACAGACATGAATTGAACAAATAGTCTGTCCTTCAATTTATACTCCCACGGGGAAGTATACTTCAAAAGAGTCACAATGACGTGAACTTCTCTTGAAACTTTCACACAATTCCTCAAAGGTCGGAAATGTGCTTTCCTCAAGCCAAAGATCCCAATTTAGATCTTTGATGAGTTTTTTAAACATAGATGATTTCTCTTCGAAGATTTCTTTACCATAAAAGAAATATTCTCGGAGCGCTGTAGAAATAACAGATATTCCCTGAGCTTCAGCGGTCACTGATTTTGACCTATTCCAAACCATCAACATTTTTTTTATTGAATCATGATCTAGTGGTGCTACCATGCAACCTAGATTTTCTTCAAATCTCCATGTTCTTTTCAAGAAAGAAGCGTCTTTTATATTTATAAAAGGAACACTTTTAGCTTCTTTATCTGCCATGGTATATCCTATACCTAACTCTGCAAAACATTCAGATATGGCAGTATGATTAAACCAGTTTGATTTCGGCAATACAGACATAATATTATCATCTCCATATGTCATAAGATTCACATTTTCTTTAAAATCTTCAACTGTTTTATTTGGATTCAATAAATAATACACATAACGCATACGTAAACTATTAACTATACCATTAAGTATGACTGTTAATGGGTTTCCTGATGGATTAGAACCATATAATTGGATTAGATCACCATTATAATCCACTACTGCAAAAGCTGTATCTTCTGCAATACAACGAATGATTTGTAAATCATCCTCAGTATAATTACCAGATAATTTACAAAAATGTATAATTATATCAAAGGCCAGCAAGATTTCTTTGGGTGACATCTTTTTATCAAACATTTGATAATCCCCCGCTACGATATTATCTTCACCATTCTTAATAATATAATCATACATTTCCTGCCATTCCACAGATTGTGCTATAGTTCCTGGTGCAGCTTCGAAAGCCAATCTCTCATTCTGTAGTAATCGAGTGAAGGATAATAAATATTTTCGGACTACAATAGTCCAGTCAAAAGGTGCTCCAGTGAAAACACGCGTTTTACCAATACTGGCTTTTTTAAAAGAAACTGGTTCATCTTTTAAATGTGCACAAAAATTAGGATGAGCTTGTTCATTAGATTTATATGATTTTATAATCTCATCAACTCTATCCATGATTTCATCATTAACTACAACAGGATCCAACATACCATGTACTGGTGGTATTGTTTCCATAAAAAATTTCTTACTCATTTTCCAAGGATTTCCTGCACTTGTATTTCTATTTATTTTATCAATATATGAAACTTGAGCTCCATTTATTGCTGTAAAATCATCTAGGATATGTAACATATCTGATATTTTAGTTTCATCTATGTGTTTAAGCACATCACTAATATATCCTTGTGCACACAAGTCTAGTATACCTGTGTCTAGAGTATTTATTGGTTTCACAAGATCCTTAGCAGCTATGTGCCAAGGAACCCACGATTTCATTTCAGGTTTGGTAAATTTAGTTTCATAACCTTGTTCTTTAAGAAACTTATTCATAGGTGTAGGTTCCACACTGGATCCACTTTTACCTCTAAAATCAGTAAATGATCCGTACACATTGACACTCCCTTCTGGTAAAAATCTGAAAACAGATTTTTTGTGTAACTCAGTTACAGGTCTTTCCTTACTCTTACTTGAGATCAAAGAAAAATTACCTGCTGAAACATTGTAACTACTTAAAGAATTATAGATTTCTTCAATGAAGTTACCATCTAGATGTGTTGCATAAATTTCACCTATATTCATTTCATTAGCCAGAAAA